TATTTATTGCTTGCTCTTGAGCTATTTCAATACTTTGTTTGTAGTTTAGTTGCATGTGCAAAGATAATTCTTCATCATCTTCTGGTAATGTTTCTTTGTTATTATTAAACGTATCCAATCCGGTTTGGGCCTCAACGTTTTCTTTAAAGTCGAACAGCCGCATGTCCTCAACAATACCTTTAACATAATCTGTTCTTTGTTTTGTAGCAATGCTATCAACCGAATAAGCTTTTAAATCATAAGCTCTTTCTGCAATACCATTAACAACTATATCCACAAATTTTGGAATAATAGGAACCGGTTTCCAATCTAAATTTAAATACGATAAATCACCGTTAATAGACAATTCGTTTTTATATTTTTGTATACTTTGTTCGCCCCTTGCATATAACCTTAATCTATGAAAATTATCTCTATTTGCAAAATAACGCGAGCTACCCGAGTCTTTTTTAAACCATTCAGATTCAATAGCTTTGCCTATTTCTAATCCGTATTGGTTGCTAGCCTTTTTAGTATCAGATACCGCTTGGCTCGGAAATATACCTCTTGTTAGTACTTTATCCATTTATTCTATTATTTTTGAAAAATTGCCTTTATTATTGTATTTAGCAAAACTAAAATTAACTTTATTTTTTAATTGTATATTTGGTTTGGGTGTGTACAAATTTTTGTTACATGCCATAATTGCTAACCCAGAACTTATCGCCGCATCAAATTTTGTTCTTTTATTTATATCAAACTTAGCCCAATCGTTTAAAGTTTCATTAAAATATAAATCACCGTGTTGCCCATCAGGTTTTATACCCACATAAGAATTAATATAACTTTCAATTGCGGCAGCATGCGCTTGCCTTATATCTTCGCTTGAGTTTGGTATGCCGCCTATTTCTTTTTCTGTTGTTGATAGTTTATTCCAAATTTTATCAGGGCGGTTCATTGAATAACCCCTGTAACCTCTTCTTTTTAAATAATATAACAGCCTGGGTTTATTATTCTCTGCAAGTATTGGCATACCATAAAAATGTAATGCCATTAATATATCTTCAAAAAATATTTCAGCTGTTTGTGGCCTAGCTATATATTCTAAAAAAAATCGATTTGCTGGCACATCTTCCATGCTAAATTTGGTTAACCCATGCAAAGACCCCTTTGAGCCTTTACCATCTGTAGTTCCCGATATATCATAGCTATCACAACCAAAAGCGCCAATGTGCTCGTTTCCTGGGTGTTTAGTACCATTTTTTATTATTACTCTATTTTGTAAATTCTTACCTGGCACCCAACTTACATTAAATCTTCCATTCAAATTTGGAACAAATTCTACTTCAGTATCTTTAATGCCATTTTTCCATTGGAAGCTCCCTTTAGTAACTAAAGCGCTATATCTAGCTTCTTCATTAAAATCAATCTGTTCGTAAATCTTAGCAAGATTAAATATGCTATTTTTAGTTTCATCTCTGAAAGCGTGCTCTTCAGTCCTTGGAAATTGTCTATAAAATTCATTTAAACCGTCTTGATCTCCTTTTAAGCCTTCAACTTCGTTTTCCCAGTGATCGATAACCCCGACATCAATGTATTCCCCATAGTTGTCTTCAATTGGCTCTTTGGGAGTGTTGAATACAGGTATTCCATAAGCATCAATGAATCCTTCGAAGTTCCATTCCATAGGTATGAACAAACTATATAATCCTGAGCGAGTCTGTCCATTGCGGTTTCTTTTTGTAACATCTGAGTCATTGTATAATTTTTTAAAGTTTTCACCACCTTTGTCTAATGAGTTGCTTGTTGAACCCATCATACATTTACCAATAACTCTACTCCCTAATCTTAACGTGGTTTTCGTGACACGCCAGTTGTTGAGGATGTTCTCGGGCCTCTCCCATTTTCCCGCTTCATCGTGGACCAAGAGCGAAAGTTTTTCACCGTCATAGGAGTTGTCCCCCGTGTTCTTCCAGTCGATGGTAGTGTCCAACCCCGCGAGTTCCTCGTTCCTTTGATTCGTGAGTATACTTTTCTTTGTAAACTTACTTGCGGGTACACGATAAGCCAATTCTGTCTTAGGCCTATCCATTCCATCCTGTATGGGTTTAAAAAAGAATGGGTAATTAACGGATATTGGAACGACCTTATCTGTAAACATTTTCTTGGCGTCAGAACCAGATTTGGATAATATCCCAAACCTAGAGTCTGAAGAGATGGTAGCTTGGTTGACAGTCTCTGCTGATGCCATGAATGAAAACCCACTCCGTCTATTCTTGAGGTAGCACATTCCATAACATCGAACGTCTGCTTTGCAAGCTTCCCAGAATAAAAAGAATAATCTGTTTGCTTCCCTGAAGTCTGGAGCACCCACGTCGATTTTAGTCCACTGCAAGTACATATAATGAGACCCAGTAATATAAGTAGGAGCATCTTTGTTATAGAACCAATAGCCTTCATCGCGTTTGGTAAATTCTGTATCAATGTATGCATTCCACTTGTTTTTAAATTCATTCGGTAAATCTTTCCAATCGAATATCGTTTTTAACTTTGAAAGTTCTTTTGGATATTCTATTTTACTCCATTTATTATTTCCTTTATCTAAGTTCTTCGGCGCTGGAGGTAATGCTATTTTTAAATTTTGTATGCTATACACATCCCCAATCTGCCCAGTCTTGCTGATAACAACCACGTCATGCTCCTTATTGTACCCGTATTTCCACTTTTTTGCTTTATTAAGCCTTTTAATCGTATTGATTTTTATAGGCTCTATAACGCGATATAATGATTGCTCGTACATTACTTAGATCTTCTTTCCGCAAAGCCTTTAAACGACTCAGCTCTTTCTTCTATATTCTTGCCTTCTAATAATGCTTTTTCAATCTCGATTCTATTTAAGATCTCAAATGCATCGAATATTGCGAGCTTTTTAGTGGCTGCAGCGTTCTTGAGTCGATCGGCTGAAACATCATCATCAGTTTCAACAATTGGTTCTTTTGCAACTTTAATGAGCTCTTTGACTGCTTCATAACCAGCTTGGATTATACTCTGTTTCTGTTCCTTGACGTTCATACTTGACGGTTATAAATTTAGTTAATACCCTATACAATCTTTCACCATCAATAATAAATTCATATTTACTATTTGGTGTAAACCCAACTAAATCTTCAGCTTCTATACCTTCAAGATTTTTATCTTTATATTTCATGATCCCCCTATGCGGAGTTTCTTTTTCAATAATATTATTTGATTCAATTGGTTTAACAAAACAATAACCATCTAAAGCATACCAGTTATTATTTCGTTTATATGAAAATATTTGGTCTAATCCTACAAAGTATTTATCTTCTTCAAAATAATTACTAGAATTATTTTCAATACCGTGTGCATTATACCATCTTCTAAAAAGGTTGTGGTGCACAATAACCTCATCGCCAACTTGGATTTCTCCATTGTATGATTTAGGTATTGCTATCACTATTCCGTTACGACTAACATATTGGTGATCAGAAATTTCTGTATTTAACAGAAGCTCCTGACCATCAATATATTTTTTATTATCGTATCTTTCGTTTTTAGGTTTAACTATAAAGTTAAATAAACTTTGCATTAGTATTCTAAGTTGTATTCAACGGCTATAGCCATATTCTTATTAAAATCTTTCCACGGTAATACTTCATTTCCTTTTTTAATATAAATAGAAAACTTGTCGTCATTTTCTACGATGTCACATATAATATGCCCACCATATACTTCTTGACCTACAGAATAATGCATAGCGTCATTCTTATAGTCTCTACCTATACTAATTTTTCTTACCAGTGACATGACCTATTTTTCTTCTGCTACAACTTCAGCTTCTTCTTCAATTGGCTTATACGTTCCATCTTGAATATTGATTTGTACTTTTCCGTACTTTTCTTCAAGTTTAGCTTGGAATTTGCTTAAGTCAGATTGGACTTCACTTGCCGCGTGTTGTAGTTGGTGTTTTTGGAGTTCTAGGTTTCCAATTTGCGATGCCGCATTGTTTAGTTTTCCTACGTATCCTTGTAGTTCTTCTAATTGTTCTTGGGTAATTTTGTTTTCACTCATGGTTTTAAAATTAAATTATTAAATTATATTGTTATACTTATTTATTATTATTACTTATTTTACTGATTTTCTAAAGTTTGTATTCTTTCCCTTAAATTATCGTTATCTGCTTTTAGTTCTTGTATTGACTTAACAAGCATAGGAATCAATATCGATGTTTTTATAGTTTTTGTGTAAGAATCCTCTATAAGATTATTATCCTCATCTCTATCTTGTGTGTTTTCTATTGCTTTAGGAAATACCTCCTCAAACTCTTGCGCAATAAATCCAATATGTTTTTCTTCTGTATTATCCTTAAAGTTAAAGTTCCTAACCTTTAACTTATTAATATCATCAAGTTTTGGAGTAGCATCTATAATATTTTCTTTTAATTTTCTGTCAGATATTGTTCCGTAAGTACCATTATTATATACAGCACCATTAGAAGTCATATAAAATCTTGCAGTAGTAGCATCAGAAAAATATAATGGATGTTGGTCAGCGTTATTAGGCGAAGTATCATATTTTAATAATAATCCATAAGGTAAAGCTGTTGTGTTCCTAACTACCATCGTCCATTGTGCGTTAGTAGTTTTTTGAGCAAATTCGTGAAAAGTATCATTAGTAACATTTCCTGCTTGTACATACCCCCCACTTGTAATACGCATTCTTTCTAAAATACCTCCACCTGACCTTGTAGCAATAACACAAGCACCATTATTTGAGGATGTTCCTTCACTAACTACTCCAATAGCAGCTACAGGGTTACTGCCTTCATTATCAGAACTACATTGTAAATTTATAAATGCACTATTTACAGTTCCATCATTTGTTTTATTAAAAAATCTTGCTACAGCTTGTTGTGTATTTGTACTGTATGCACCATTAACAGTATCTACTACATCTAATTTTTTGATTGGATTACCTCCTATTCCTACGTTGCCAGAACTGTCTATACGCATTCTTTCTATTCCACCACTTTCCCAAATATAAGCTTGACCTGAAGTAGTTTGTTGATAGTTAGCACCATTAGTTATACCTAAAGACCAATCTTTACCGTTGTCAGATTGTGATATATTAACCTCAGCATTAGCTGCACCTTGAATTTCTAATGTTTTACTAAAACCAAAAGTACTTGCAGGCGTAGTCGTCCCGATTCCTACGTTTCCATTTTCAAATATAGCAGCATAATTTGTTGATGCACCTTCTGCTGTTACTTGTAATCCAATATTTTTTGTTGCACCAGAACCATAAGCACCACCTTGAAATCCCCAGTTTGTTCCAGATGTAGTAGAATTAACTGCTTGTATAGCTCTATTATTAGTAGTAGTTCTAACTTCTAATTGATAATTAGGCGAAGTCGTCCCGATCCCGACGTTGCCTGAGGTGTCAATTTTTAATGCTTCTATCCAAGTTATTGCATTATTTGCAGTTCCAGAAGAAGATACTGCAAAATCAAAAGCACCATTACCACTGTTAAATTTAGTTGCTCCTATGCTTGATTTGTAATATTTCCAAG